AGGCGGTTGAGAATCATTTCGCCGCTGTTTACGTTCGCGGTTAGGTTGTCGCCAGAATAGGAGTTCCCGCCTACAATTCCGCCCTGCTCGTAGCCTCCAGCGAAGGTCTGCGAATTGATCGCCGCCACGTTTACCGCGGTCTTGGCCGTTGTCATGGCAACCGCTGGAATATTCGCCGGGAATGGAGCGGAAGCCCAAGCCCCTTGCACCGCCTGAATGCCCTTAACCGTCGCATCCGCCAAGGCAAACGCCTTGTTGATCGCAAACAGCTCGAAGCTCTCGCCCTGCGCTAGGATACTCAACTCGTTGAAGTAATCCTTCATCTCCCCGAGTTGGCCGGTAAATCCCTTGATTCGACTCTCAGCAACCTCCTTTTGCAGATCCTTCTTCTTGTCCTCGTACTGGACCTGAAGTTGGTAAAGCCGCTCGTTGAACTCGTACTCGCTGCGAAAGATTTCCTCCTGGTGGTTCTTTAGAAACTCCCGCTCTTCGCGGTATTGGTCTTCGAGTCGCATCAGTTGCGCCGCCGGATCGTCGAACATGGAAAGCGCTTTTTTGCGAAGCTTCGCCTTCTCTGCTTCCGCCTTCTCAAACGCTGCCATATCTGGCCCCGCATATCCAAGCGATACGGTGCCGCCGTCGATGGTGCCTTTTTCGCGAGCTGCCTTGAGTTCCTCGTCGTAGGCTTTCCTTGCCGCTGCGAACTCCGCGCGGATCTCCTTCTCGACCTGAGCGATTCGATCCTCAAGAGACATACCGCTCTCGAAGTCGTCACCGGTCCACCACCCTAGGCGGCTTCTAAACACGTTCTCAGTTGCCCGAACCCGCTTTTCGGCCTCTTTCCTGAACCACTCCTCATCGTACTCCTTCGCGGACATCTCGAAGATGTCAGCCCACCAAAAAGAGAAGTCCTGCAACACGCCGTGGAGCTTCGCAAATTCCTTAGTGCCCGCAACTGCGGTGTCGATCATCCCCGAAAACGCATCATTGAGAGCTACAACCCCCTGCTGAAATCCGGGGTCTTGCATCGTATCCGCCAAGTCCCTAAAGGTGTCGGCTAGTGATTGAACAAGTTCGCTGTTATTGTCGCCGAGCATCAAGAAATACTCGGTGCGAAAGTTGCTTATCGCCGCCGTGAGTGTGTCGGTCTTGTTGGCAATGTCGGTGTTGAAAGTCTTGTTCAGCCCCTTCTCGAACGCCAAGAGGAACTTGGTGGAGTCAACGCCCTTGGCTATGAGTTTTTCAAGCTCGGCAGTGGTCACGCCCATTGCATCGGCGGCCATTTTAAAAGCGCCCGGCATCCGGTCGCCCAACTGTTGACGAAGCTCTTCCATCGAGACCCGTCCTTTGGACATTATCTGTTCGAGAGCCCTGAATGCGCCCTCTGTCTGTTCGGCTTCAAGCCCCAAAGTGAGAGCCGCCGCGCTCATGCCCTCAAAGAGTTGATGCAGTGGCTCGCCCTGAAGTCGCGAACCCTTTGCGGCAGCCGAAAACTTGCCATATTGCAAGGCTAGTGTCTGCAAGTCCTGTCCATAGGTTCTCGCCGTCTGCTTGAGAAACTCCCACTCGTCCGCTGACTTTTTCGCGTCACCGGTTACAAAATTGAGCGTGTTGCGGATTCGCACCATCGACTTTTCAACGTCAACGTTCGCGTCGATGTATTGCTTTGCCGCATACGTCATGCCGCCGATGGATACGGCAGCCGCAACGCCAGCGGGGATGAAGCGGTTTAGCGAGCGTGTGTGCGTGTCGGTGGATCGCGTGGCTGTATCGTTCGCCTTGGAAAGCGTGAACGTCTTGTCTCGCAGGACTTCCGTTTGCTTGGCCGTCGCCCGAATCTGGTTGGTCTGCTGCCTGTAGGATGCCTCAAGCGTCTTGTTGATCCGCTCAAGGCTCCGCATCGTCGCCTCGGTCTGCTTGCCCTCTACAGAAAGCTTGTGGAGCTGCGTGCCGCCTTCTTTGGCGCCCGTAGTCTCGATTCTGATCTGTAGTTGAGCGATGTCCATTTTACTGCTTTGGCTTAGAAAGAAGCTGCGTTAACATGAAATGCAGCGATTCAGCGTGATTTCTGCTTCTCAGTGTTATTTCTCCGTTCTTCGCTCCATTTGTTTCCATTCGCACTTCCGACCAGTCATGACCTCCACTCTTTTCCACTGTTAGTTCGTCTGATCTGTCTCTTATGGTTAGTTTGTAGGTCTTGTTATGGTAATCGTTCATTTCGTCTCCTTTTCTTCCGGCGGCTTGAGCGCTTCTAGGTGCTCTTGGTTGATTTGTATAATTGCTTCGACTTCGTAAGACGTTAGATCCAGTCGCTTGAGTCGCGCCCACGCTTCAAGCTCCCTGTAGCTGATTTCACCGCCTTTGATGGCATCGAAGTAAAGCTCCCAAAGGTAGCCCATGCCTTCGGGAAATGGAGCGGGCGCCTTGTAGTTCGGCGGATGCTTCCCCTTGATGCGAAAGTATTCCCTAGAGTGCTCGGCAGCGGTTTTGCCGTCCTTGCCTTTCTTGTGCAGTCTAAAGAAGTCTTTTGCATACGAAATCAGGTCATCGACTTTTTTTTAATGAACTTCTCTCGGCGTATGGCGTTCTTCTCGATCTGCTCGCGGACTGCGGGTGCGGTTAAAAGCTCGTCCGAAAAAATGGATACATCCGAAATCGGCTCGCTGTTCACGCTGACAACAATCTTTGCGGCGAAGTCGCAAAGGTTCTTGCGAACAAGCAACTCTCGCGTTTCGTCGTCCTTCTCCTCAATCGCGGAGTTGGCCCGATAGAACGCGGCCCGCGCCTTGATAAAGGTTTCGGAGTCGCTGCCGCGAACAACCATAACGTCGCCGGTTGGCGTGCCGTCGATTGATTCAATCTCGAACTCAACGCCCTGCTCGGCGGTTTCGGCTGTCTTGTACTTGTCGAGAAGTCCCATGCTTTAGAGTTATGCGTCGAGTTTGAAAACGATTACGTCGGTGGAGAAGGTGGCCGAATCGAAGAGAGCGCGGAAGCCCATCGAAATGGGCGTGTTCGCCTCGCCTCCGACCGGATTGTCGCCGGTGTTGTACTTCACGCGAGGGAAGAACCACCCGAATTTGTTGCCAGCCGAATCCGTAAAGGTGTAGATGATATTGGATACGGTTTCGTTGAGGAACTTGTTTAGAAGCGTGTCGTTGTCGAAGTAGGCCGTAATCGAGCCGGTGACTTCCGACCGGTTGGTGCCGTGCCCGATTGGGTCTTCGGAGTGTAGGATGTGCTTTGCCTCCAGCCCGTTGCTGATTGACCAATCGAGGGCGGTAATTACCGCGTCCTCAACGTCACCCTCAAAGAGCGCCCCTTGGTGGCCGGTGAGCGGTTCGGTGGTGGTGGCCGATCCGAGCGTTGCGCCCGATGGAGCGGAGGCGCTTGAAGAGCCAGCCTTGCCCATGAACCCGAAAGATCCGGTGATGATGGCGTCAAGGCCGATGGAGAATGAGGCGGTGTTGATTTCCTGACCGGTAAAGAGCCCGTAGCGTCCGTTCGTCAAATCTGCAAAGTCTCGAAGGACTGGATACGAGTAGCGAGTTGTGCCCCGCTTGATCGAGTCCATTTCGGTTAGCGTCACATCCGAGCCCGCAGCTTCGTCGGTGAATGTCATTCCTACGCAAACAACCTTGCCCGCAGCTACGGAAGTAGGAACGACGATCCCCGAATTGTCGGCAAGGGTGATCTCGATTGGCTGGCCAACCGTGAAGCCGTTTAAGCCGCTACCCGAATCGTTGATCGAATTGTCGGAAGCCGCAAAGCTGATCGTGTCGGCGGTGACGGTTTCCGAGCCATTCACCCAAGCCCCTTGTAGCGCTCCCTTGAGCACGTTGTTAAAGCTGTTGTAGGATAGCTCTACTGCCACCTCTCCCGCTCCCGTCTTGTTGCCGTGGCGGGCGTCTCGAATGCCGCGATCCGCGTAAAGCTCCGCGCTAACGATCTCGCTTTTCGTGGTGCTGAGTCCGTCGCTCGTATGGCGAAGGTATTCCCAAGTTTGAGTAGGCGGGGTTTCGCCAAACGCGGTTTCCGCTGCCCCGATGTAAAGATTATGTCTGCTTGATTCTGCCATGTGTCGTTCCTCTAAAAGTTAAGATGCTCGGCTTACCCGAGCGAACCAGTATACCGAAACCGAAATCCGGTAATTTTGCTCTACCACTCTCCCCGAGGAACGTCCGCAGGATCGAATTATTACTACTTGGCCGCCACTCACAAAGCTACGGCCTGCCTTGAAATATGATTTAATCGCGTCGAATTTGGCAAGGATTAAACCCTCGCCGATGTCCAGCGGGTAGTTGAGGTCTATCTGCATAAACCCCTTGTGCTCGTCGTCGCCTTGGTCGCCTAGCCCCATCGGAGCAATGTCGGCGGTCGTTTGCGTGAGGTAGGCCCACGGTTGGCCGCTTGGCGGTTGCTTGAGCTTGCTCGGATGGGAAAGCTTCACGTTCTGGTAAAACGTCTCCAGCCCAAAGGCGCCGTCCTCATAGGCGGTCACTAGCGCGTTTCGTATCAGTGCCTCACTCATCGCAGCTCCTTTGCGGCCTCCTCCTTGAAGATTCGCGGCGCCTTCATGAGATTGATGCGCACCATGCCCTTAGGTGCCTTGCGTGGACTTCCGCCCTCGAATTCGATCTTTGGCCCGTAGTCGAGGTTGTTGGTTTCGTAAATCGTTTCCTCGAGGTCCGCAGATTCAAGCGTGCTACCCAGTTCCGAAAGGGCGGTTTGCCCGTCGTCCATCAGGATTTTAGAGCTGCTCGCGGGGCTTCCGGTGGTGGTCTGCCAGTTGCTTTTAAGTCGCGAAGTATCAACTGGAGTATCGCCAATAATACCCTCCTTGCCGACTACGCGCTTGAGCGCTCGCGTCTTCACTCGCTTGGCGTTGGCGAGAGCCTTCGCTTGGAACCTTATCAACTCCTCAGCGAACCCCCTCACGATTGCACCACCCCAAACTTGTAGATGATTGGCGTACCATCGAGGTTGATATCCTTGATTCCAAAAATCTCCCACTCCTTGCTTAGGTAGGCGATGCGGTCGCCGATAATCGGCACAACGGAGGCGCTTGAGAAGCTTACAGCGTCGGCCAATATCAGCTTCACCTTGCCGGAAATCAGCCCGTCGCGTCGGCTTTCGTCGAAAAGAAAATTGTCGATCTTCGCGTTTAGCTGGAGCCCGTAGAAGGCCGTTTCCGTGTCGGTCTCCCCGCTGATCGCGGAGGTTGCAGGGTCGAAGGTTCCGCCGTCCGATCGCTTGAGAACCATCGACATTCCAGCCTCGCGGATGTCTTCTAGTGCTCCTTGCGCGTCTTCGGTGTAATCGGCCATCGGTTAAACTCGGATGCCTGGAAAGATCGAGCTTCCGCTTTTGTAGAGAGCTCTCAAGAAAGCCTCAGCCTTCGCGAATACCTTTTGCACGTTCCCGTTTCCGGTTTCGGCGTATTCAGTTTCCAAAACGTCGATCTTCTTTCTAATGACTTCCCGCCCAGAGCCAACGGCAAAAAGCGAGTTATTTGCGGAGTCGTAGGCAAGCTGGCATTGAGCACTCTTGAGTTCGCTCGGGATCTCGTCGGAGTCGATCACGTAGCCGTGAGCGTAAGCGTTCACGCGAGGCCAGCAAAGGGCGTTCGCCCGCGCTGCCTTGGTGCCGGTAAACCGGTCCTCCTTCGACTCGATCCAATCCTTTGCGGAGATGATAGCCGCCTTCTTGGGCTCGTCGTCGCGAGAGTCGGTCAAGCCACGGTCCACGAGGTAAGCCTCATACTCCGCAAGCGTGATATAAGAGTTCGCGGTTGCGACTCCTGAGCCGTCCTCCTGTGTGATCGTGATTGCCATAGTATTGATTCCAGATCCGAAAAAGGCGGCACAGATTTAACCCCATGCCGCCTAGTAGACCAATGAGCGAAACCTAGCCCTTGATTACGTTGACTAGATACTTGTTCCAGACCTTCTGAGCTACGAAGGACTGAACTCGCAAGAGCTGCATACCTTCACCGGGGTAGATACTGTAGGCGTATGTGATGCCCGCAACGTCGTCGGTGATGGTGGAGTGCATGAGAGCCTTATCCTGTCCCAGCATTGGGGAGCGGGAGGCGAACTCGGCAGCTTCGGCGTTGAAAGCAACGTTCGGCGTGTATGTGCCTCCGATGGTGATCGCGTTGTTATTCGGAATCTCGACCTGAAGCCCCGGACCGCCAATCGTGATATTGCCGGAAGTGGAGGTAGAGCCGGTAACAACGACGTATTCGTTGTCCGTGTCGGCAGCAAAGGTGATGATGTCACCCGCCTTGATTCCGGTAGTGTTTACCGTCATCGTGTCGAATGGAATCACCGTAGTCCCAACCGCCAGCGGATCTGATGGAGAGTTGACCAACGCGCCAGTACCGGCGCCCTTGGTATGGAGTGTGATGCCTGCGGATTCGCGGAGCTTGTAGCCCCCTACATCGGTCAGGATTCCACGCTCGAAGATGTCATCATTCGCAGGCTGGCGAGCGGCTTGGATGCCGAGCAACTTGCGGAGATTCGCACCGGCTGCGGTGTTCATCACTACGGAATTCATCCCGTCGTAACGATTGCCGCCGTTGTCGGTGAGGATCTTCATCGAATCCTCAAGCAGGTTTAAGTTGGATGCAAACGGAGTGGTTCCGGCAGTACCTACAGCACGAGAGGCGCCTTGATACATTGCAAGAGCAAGGTCAGCTTCCGCTTGGTTACGCATCGCGCGGAGGCCCTTTGCGATTCGCTTGCCGAGCTGAGTTTGACCGCCAAGGCCAACGTTATCGGCGTGGAGCATTTGCTCTGGAAGGATCGCAACCTCAAATTTGAGATGCGTATCGAGCGCGAAGGTGTCCTTGCCGTCGGAATCGTCGGGCGCATCGCTAGACGACATTTGCGGAGTGTAGGAGCCGGACTTCGTAACGGTTACGTCGCCAGTGACGACGGATTCGATGGAAGTCCCGAAAGACGCTTGAGTGACGTTTGAAACGTCGCGTTGGACGGAGTTCAGGAAGCCTACAGGCTCCTGCTGGATTCTCTCCATTGAGGAGTAAAGAACCTCGGTAAGTGTATCAACTGATGTATTTGCCATTGTGTGCGGTGTGTTATACTAGTTTAGCCCCCTCCTTCATCAGTGCCTTGCGCTCAGGCTCGGGGAGAGCATAGAAATCTGCGCTCTTGATTGTCTTTTGGTTGGCACCGCCACCCTTTGCGCTAGACCCATTGGCACCGCCACCGCTAGCATTGGAGCCCACTACAATGCGGGCGTATTTTGGATTGTTGAAAATCTCATCGCGTAGTTCATCGACCGATGCCGCAGAGGGTTGCCCATCCGCATCCAAGACGATCACGGTCGCCTTGCCGTTCGATTGCTCGACTGAAAGCCGATCCTTCACGATGTGTTTATGCAGGTCCGCATCCTCGCCAAAAAGGGAGGCCGCGAGTTCGGTTGCCTTCTGGCCAACCGTTAAATCTTTGATGAGCTGATCCTTTTCGCTGAGCTGGCCCTTGTACGTTTCCTCGATCTTGCCCGCCTTCTCGTCGAAGCTCTTCTTGATCGAGTCGTAATTGCCAGTTTCCTCGGCCTCCTTCTTCTGCCGCTCCTGCTGGATCGCCTCAAGCTTACTGGCGAGTTCCGCGTTCTGCTTGGCCTGCTCGTCGAGCTTGGCCTGTACCTCCTGGCGCTTTGCCTTCTCGTGCTTGCCGACGTTCAGGAGCGAATCGGGGCGCTGGAACTGAAAGCCGCCGCCTTCGGATTCAGCGTACAAAGATCGGAGATCCTCCGGTATGCTGTCGAGGTTTTCGGCTTTGATTGGGAGTGCTTCGAGTCCGTCCATATAGGCTAAATCTAGGTTTCAGAAAATTGAGTCTGAACAACCTAGGCATAGTCCTACGCCTATTGCAAGTAATTTGCATTACCGAAAAACTACTGATCGTCGTTGAAAATCAGTCGCTCGCTCGCCTGCATCTGCTCAAGCGTCATCGGGGCGAACTTCTTGCCGAGCTTGAGCGCCTTGAATTGCCGCTCGCTAAGCTTGCCGGATCGCAGTTGCTCGGCTCGCTTCTCGCCTATCGCGGCGTTTTGGAAATCCGGCTTTTGCTCGCTGAGCCACTGGTAGAATGTGGGGTCTTGGTCACTCATTGGGCTTAAAAATGCAATTGTTGTGATGGCGTTTCACTTCCGCTCCTGACGGATTCCAGACGATTTTCCCTCGCTGCATCACGACTGCGTGAGCCGCCTGCTTTGTCTCCCAATTGCCCATGTAATAATCACCTGGATTGGCGAGGTTTTGGAGCGTCTCACTCGGTTCGCACACATCAACCACCCACCCGTGGAGATTGAGCCATTTTTGCATTTCACAAAACCACACGCCAACCCTGTATC